GGCATACCGTGCTTTTACACTATGATAGCAAGAATCCTTTGGCATTATGGGTTTGCTTTTTTAGGAGCAGTACTTGTTCCACCAGATCTACCTTTAGCTACTTTAGATGCAGAGACTTTAGAGTTAACTCCAGACTTTGTACCTTTAGTGCCAGCAACTTTTAATGCAGAAACTTTATTGTTTAATCCAACGTAGGTTCCAGTTTTTTTTGTTTTCATTTTATTTAATTTTTTATAAATTATTTTTTTCTTTTTACCATACCACCAGTTTTCTTTTTGGTCATCATAGTATTAGGCTTTTTAATACCCAATGCTGTCATTGCTGTTTTTCTTCCAGTAGGATTAAGTTTAGCATTATTGTACATACCACCATATTGCATTTTTGCTTTAACCATCCCACCTTTACGCATTTTTTTCATTGATCCACCATACATTGCTGTTTTAGTTGGCTCAGGGAATTTTATTTTTCCAGATAGTTCATCTTCAACATTTTTTTCCATTTCTTTTTTAAATGTATCATTACTCAAACTGCTCTTGGTAATTTGTCCTGACTGAAGTTTTTTCATCAAGGCCATATTTGATTTAGCACTACCATCTGATAAACCTTGCTTTTTAGCTTCTGACCAACTAGTACCAGTTTTTTGTTTCCATAAATCAGCAACTGACGGTGATGATGTTTTTGCAGGAGTTATAGTTGTTTTAGCTGGGGTAGCTTTTGGTGTTGCTTTAACAGGAGTAGTCTTAGCTGTAGAAGTTTTAGTTGCTGTACTTTTAGAAGGAGTTGATTTAGAAGAACTACTTTTAGACTTAACACCAAGAGCCGCTTTAGCTGCACCTTCTACTTTACCGTAAGCTTTAGATTTTGATAAATATGGATCATTTTTTTCAATATAGTCATCAACAGCTTTAGCACCTTGTTTAGCTTTAGATTTTACAAATTTACCAGCAGCTACTGCACCTTTTCCAACTTCTCTTCCTACTATTTGTCCTGTTAACATAGGATTGGTCATTGCTATTCTTTTACCAATTACTCCAACACCTTTTTCAATTACTTTTGATTTAACAGCTTCTTTAGCTTTACCTTTTATTGCGCCATATACTTTTGACTTAGAAAGATTAGGATCATTTTTTTGAACATAATCATCAATTGCTTTTGCACCTTTAGCCGCATATTTACCTACTTTGGCCGCACCTTTTTCAATATATTTTCCAGGATTAGTAAAAACATCAAATGCACCTTTAGCTGCAGATCCAACTTTATCAGCTGCATAATCCATTGCACCTTTAACCTTTTTAGCTGGAGATTTAATAGCATTATATGCTTTGGACTTTGATAAGTTTGGATCCTTTTTTTGGATATAATCATCTACTTTTTTTCCAGCTGAAAGTGCCCCATATCCTGGAATCATAGAAGATCTAACTACTGTTTTTGCAGCATTAGATAAACTGCTTGATTTAGGTTTACTACTAGTTTTAGATTTAGTAGTCTTTTTTTGTGTTGCCATTTTATTTTAATTTTAAGAGTTCCATAGTTTTTCTACAGCCGCTGTAACATCTTTAAGAATATCTTCATTTAAAGGATTCTTAAAGTATTCAATTACATCAGATACATTCCTACCAAGTAAACTATTAGACTTAGCATGATAGATGTGACCATCCGACTTACTAATAATATACTTAAAAAATACGGAATCTCTAACAACTGATTTAATTTTTAATGTTTCCATATCTAAACTAACTGCATCAATGAAAGATTTTGCTGCTCTTTCTTTGTTGCTTTCTCCACCTTCTCCATTAATGTACATATCCATGTTCTCATATATAACATCATTTGGAGTAGATTTTCTATACTGTGTGCTATTGATATCTACTACTTTAGCAACATAGAATAGTTTTGTACTGTTCTTATCAAATAACTTCTGTAACTCAGAAAGTGCTTTGTTACGCATTTTCTTGTACTCTGTTCTGATCATTACAGTTTCTTCTTCTTTATCTAAATAAAACTTAGGTGGTTTAGATTTTGATCTAGCATCATCATAACTTTTTGCTACAATTGAAAATCCACCAGCTTCAATAGCATAAAGTTTAATTCTATCAAAGGGATCTTTTGGATCTAGATATACTGGTTCATTACCACATTTTAAATCTATTTTATTCCAAAAGTCTTTGTTATTTGGTCTAAGTAATTTTACGTTATTCCAAAAGTCTTTATCTTCAATATCTAAAACATTTGCAGCTAACTCTCTTTCAAGTTCTGCTATTGCTGTTCTGATCTCTCTAATTTTAGCTTTCCTTTGATCTTCTGGCATTAGTTTAATCTCAGGTGCAAATTCATTCAAACCTGTGATATATCTAATTACTCCATTTACTTCTAAACAAGCTAATTGCTCATGGTGTTTAACACCATCATACAATACTTGTTGATAATTTTCTAATCCCATATTAGAGGAATTACTGTCAAAGAACGTCCTAACTGCTATTGCTGTTTTTCTGCTGGTGGCAGCTTTGTTAATTTCCACCATTGTGAATTCTGAATTTTCCATTTTTTGTTGGTTTAAGTTTTTTAAAAGTTAAGTAAAAAGAGGGAGATTTTACTCCCCCTCTCATACCTATTATATATTATAGAGATCCACCAGTAATTGGATTTCTCATTACAATTTTCAAGACTTTAGTTGGATCTTTTACCCAAATAGCTGGCATTGTTTGAGACATCATTACACGGTATCCGTTGAATTGTCCAGAAGACTGGAACCCTTGAGTTCTACCCATATAGTCCATAGTACCATTTTGATACCACCACTTCAATTGGTTATCCCAAGAAAGTTTCAACATAAAGATATTATCATTAGTATTATCAGTGATATCAAAGATAATGAATGAATAAGAACTTAATGGGAAACCATCAATGATTGGATTCTCAATATCATTAGTGTGAACATTGTCAAATGCTGGATTAAGTACAAACTTAACATTTGCCAAGAATGGAATTACATAAGAAGTGTAAGCAAAACCAAAGTTCAAGTCCATACCTTTACCGGTGATAGCACCAATGTCAGCAGCTTGAATTAACAAACCTGAAGAAATAGCTTCTTGTTTGATAGCTTCATTTACCATTCTCATTCCACCCATACCAGTTTGAACTATAAGAGCTCTTTTTGGATCTGGACCTTGGAATTCAACTTTACCATTGAAGAAGTTGTAAATCTCTCCACGGAATAAATCAAGTGTAAAGTTATTTTTGTTATATACTCTTTTGAACGCATTGTTCAATTGTTGCCAAAGTCCAACAGAAAGTCTGATATCATCTGGACCATCTTGTTTAACTTTACCACCTTGTCCCCACATTAAGTAAGTCTCAATATCTGTAGCAATTTTAGATAAGTGAGCAGCTTCCATATTTGTCAAGAAAGTTCTAGAAAGATCTCCATTGTCAAATGCTTTTTTAACTGCATCTTTACCCATAACTTTTACCATATCTTCCAAAGATGTGATAGATGGATCTAGGTTGTTTTTATCAAATGTTCTCCAGATTTCAGTTACAGGAACCGTACCATCTGCATTCATACCACCTTTGATCATTAAGTCTGCTCTAGAAGAGATAGAATAATGTACGTGAGCTTCAGCACCACCAACAAAGTTATAGTATTCACGGAAACCAGCTTGTGTGATGATGTCAGAGAATCTTTCACCATACTCACCTCTTGCAGAACCTTTTCTAAACATTCTTGTACCATTAGCCAAGTATTTGTTATCTAGAAATTTGTTGTTATCATTGTTTACCAATTGAACGGTATAGATGTAACCATCACCCATTGGAAGAATATCTTCATCTGTAATGTACATCTCAACCCCATTGTATTTGTCATAAGTGATGATATCACCATGTCCAAATTCTCTGCGGCTAATTTTAAGTCTGAAGGTTGTACCATCAATACCTTTAAATGCATTACCTGACTCAATGTCTTCAATAATATAAGGAAGATCTGTAGAAACAGGGGTCTGCCATTTATACTCTCCACGAGCATTATCTACCATGATTACATTTTTGCCACCAAAGCTAGAAAGCTGGTAAAGGGGCATTTCTACTTTTTGAGCCATAGCCCAAAGGTCTACTGGACCTAAATCCATAGGTTCAGCATCTTTTAACATATTCACTAAGTGATAAGAGTCTACATGCGATGAAGCTTGGTAGGCTGTATCTCTTAGGAATATGCCGTTGTTTAAAATCGGAGTTGCCATTTTTTATTTGTTTTTAATTGTTACTTATTTAAAATCTCTTGAACATATTGGTTCTTGAGATGGTTTTTTGTGGTTTACTTGTTTTTGTTTTTGAATCATATTCTCTATCATCATTAACAGAAGAAGTTATTTTTCTTGCTTGTTCTGTTTTTAATTGTCTTACTACTTTTTCAGTTGCTTGTTTACCTCCTTGGTCTTTAATTTTATTTTTGTATCCATCTGGATCTGAAAGTAACCAAAGTGCTTCAGCAATTAAATCATGTCTTGGTTCTACAAACTGATACTTCTCTAATAAGTGTCCGAGTAAGTTTGTAGGCTTACCAGAAATTGAAGGATAATTTGGTTGAACTAATCCAGAGTACAGCATGCTTTGTACCTTTCTATCTAATTTAATCCCACCAATTTCACCATTTGCAAGTGTGCTGTATACATTATCTGTATATTGTCTAGCAGCATTTTCTTGTTGTTCTTTTCTATGTTCTTGTTCTGCAAGTTGTCTAACAACAATCTCTTCTTGCATTCTGTCTAATTTTGGTTTAAACTGGTTAGCTTTTTGTGCAAGCTTATCCATGTCTTTCCAGTCATTAATCTCTTCTTCAATTTCCTCTGCATCACCAAAGTTTGTAGCATATAAATATTGTCTTGCAATCTCTGCTTGGTCATATTCATCAGTAGGATCTAACTGTCTCATTTCCTCTACCTGAGCAAGAGTTCTAAATAGACTTTTAAGATCCTGACCACCATCTGCTACATACTTAGCTGCATACTGAAGTTCTTCTGGTAATGAATTAAAAAACTCTTTCGGTGTGTTTTCTCTAATTGCATTTTCTCTTTCTTCAAAGTTTGCTTCAAATAATTCTCTAAAGTCTTTTGTAGTATAATCATCTAATGATTTATCATCATCAAAAGGTACTAAAGATCCTTCTTCAATCATTTTTTGTGCTAACTCAGCAAGACCTGACTTGTCTACTTTCGGTCTTCCTTTATTACCAGCATCTTCTTCTTGAGAAATTAAACTATCTAGTTCAGCAATTGTCTCTTCAACTTCTTCTTTCTTTTCTTCTTCTTTTTTAGAAGAAGGTTTGTCAATGAACGATGTATCAACATTTTCCTTTGAAAACATTGATTTTGGTTTTTCTTCATCTGCTGGAAGTAATACACTTTCTGCTCCAGGCATTCCAAAAATCTCATCAATATTTACATCTACTTGATCTACCGTTGTAGATTCCTGGACCTTTTCAGGCCCTTTTTCTAATTCTTCCATATGTGTTGGTTTTGTTTATAGTTTAATATAAGAAATAAACTTGAAAGATTTATATGCTTAAATTACATTTTCTGCAATATATAGCTAAATACTATTTTTTATTATTCTTACTATCAAATTTATTTTTATTTTCTCTTGCTACTTGTAATTGTTTATCAGCTATTTCTTTTTGAGCTTGTATTTTTTCTCTTTCAACGTCCATTTTTTGAGATTGTCTAATATTCTCATTAGATTGTTTTTCTCTTTGTATATCTGTCTGTTGTTGATACTGATCTGATGATCTAATTTCTTTCATAGCATCTGCATAGTCTGACATCTCATTTTTATTAACATCTACTGCAGCACCATAACCAGCAGCTCTGATTTCTGCAACTAAGATATCTCTTTGTCTATCTTTTTCTTTTTCAGCCATTTGTGCATCAATTTTCATTTTCTCAGTTTCTTGTTGAGATTTAATTTGTTCTTGTTGCATTTGTTGTTGCTGTTGGATCTCTTGTTGTTTCTGATTAGTTTGTTTATCTTCAGAAGACCTAAGAGCATTATTAAGTTCAGCAATTGAATCTGACTGAACTATTTTACCAAGATCATAAATAGAAGCACCCGTAGTATTATTTTGCATTGCCATTCCTTTTAATTGTTCAAGAACAGCTCTATGGTTTGCAGTAGTACTACAGTAAATATTTAAATCTCTCATTAATAGATCAGTACCATTTATTTCAAAATTAACTTTCTCATCTGCTGTCGTAGTATAACTTAATCTTGCGGATGGTTTAGTAGCATTATAGTATTGAGCTAAGTCAGTTCTCATCTGATGTACTCTAGGCATCAAGTAATCACAGTGTTGTATAAAGAATACTTCTGTTTGTGCATAAGATGATGCTGTAGCTTGCTCAATACCTGTAGCAGTCATTTGAGATAGCTGTTGTCCCATTCTTTGTGGATTAACACCAATTACCTCATATGCTTGTTGTTTAAAGTGGTTAGCTAACTGAATCCTTGACATTAATCTTTCTGTCTGAGATAGATCTAGTTTTTGGAAATGCTGAAAGTTAAGCGCATTTTCTGTATTAGTAATAGATGTATCCAAAGGTAACATCTGGAAGTTCTTCATTGCTACATAAGCTTTAGCATAGTTTCCTTTACCCCAATCTTCTCCAAGTGAATGTCTAGGTAAAGTATTCTGATCAAGCATAATAATAGTACCAAGTTCATCTACTAAGATATCTGCAATCTGATTGTTTACAATATTATATCCAATCTGGTATGGCTTCATTAAATCAAGTAATGCAGTAGATTTAGTATTTCTATCTGAGAAGACAGATCCTTCTACTGGTAGTTTACAACCATATAGATTTTGATCTCCTTTAAATTGGAATCTTAATGGTCCAATTTTATTTCTTTGTACTCCAATGTAAATAGGTGAGAATCCTCCAGGGTTATTCATACCCCAGAAAGATGGAATATTTGGTCCAATTTTTACACCACCCCAAACTTCATTAATCCAGATCCATTCTATATGTTCTCCAAATACTAAATTATCTTTTGTTTTATTTTTAAATAATCTAGTATCATATACAGGTTTATCTGTTACTTGATAATCTTCTGTAATTATTTCATTAGTTACTTCTCCTTCTTCGGTAATTTTAGTTAAGTGACCTACTTTTTTTTGAGACTTCCAATATGCTGTAGTAGCTCTTAATAAGTATGCAGTACCTTGATCAAAATAATCTTCACCCTGAGAAAGTATTTGATTTATAATATCTCCACCATCAGTAATTGAATTTGCTCTTGCTGTAGTATATTGTCTATATGCAAGTGATGGCATATTAGTATTCCATTCATGTGATTTAGTAGCATCATAGTATGTACCATCATTCTGGTAACCACCTACAATATAACCACCAGATCTAATTGGATATACAGACTCAAGTGCATGTAGTTGCTCCTCTGTCATCATGTAACCAAATTTATCTATTACATCTGATGCAGTTAACATATCTACTTTACCAACCCAGTTTCCTTGTGAGATATATCTAACATCCGGAGACTTGTGATAAAAAGTAACTACAGGATTCCAGAGTTCTACATCATAGTCATCTTCCATCATGTGAAAATGCCAGAACTCTCTATCTGTAATTAACATGTCCCTAAAGCCTCTCTCTTCTAACTCATCAAGTCTAAATCTTTCTACATCTACTTTATGTTGATGTGAAGCCCATTGTTCTATCATAGATCTATAATCTTTCTTAAAGAAGGATTCTATCTCTGGTAAAGTTTTAAGATTTTCTGGTGATGTTTGTTGTTGAGCTTCTGGAGAATTTGGATCTAGTCCTTGCTCTATTAAAGCAGTAACAATTTTCATTTGAGCATCTGCAAGAAGAGTATCCTCAACCATTTTTCTTTTTTCTTCTAGCATCTCATTATATGAGAACTCATCTATGGCTCTATATGTTAGTTTAGTAGATCTTTTAGCAAATTCAGCTACTAGAACATTAATTACATTTGGAATAATAGGATAGAACTTTAATTCTAATGCAGCAGATTCTTCTCTAGTTAATACTTCTACAATATCCCGGTATTCATTATTTTCTTCAATTATATAATCTGATCTATCAATAATACCTTTTGCTAGTTTATAGTTTTTCATTAGTCTTCTAGCATTTCTTCTGATTTGCTTTAGACCATTCCACTCTAACCAGTCAAGGTTCCATGCTGCCCATGATTCATCTTTATCTTTTTTGGATAAAAACTGTAAAGGCTGGGTAATACTACCCATCCTGTTTTGATCAACCTTAGCTCCTTTCTTTAACTGTAATGCGTTATATACTTGCATAGTTATTATTTATAATTTTTAAATGGTGATTTTTTGAATACTGTACCATTTGTTAAACGTCCATTAGACCCTAAATGCCTAAATGGACTACTATTTAATTTAAACAAATTTTCGGACTTTTGCAAGTTTTTAGCTGCATCATCCATAATGACTCTTTTAGAATAACCTCTATTAGACTGTTGTACTCTCATAAAAGAAACTAATGCTGTAAATGCTACCAGTCTATCCACGTTGAGTCCATCTACATATTCTTGCATTTCTTTAATTAACATTGGATCCGGAATTCTTTCTATTCCATATTTAGTTCTTACTATAGTACCATCAGGTTTAGTTTCAACATCTAGTTCTTCTTTACAATATTCAAGAACATAACTAAGCATGTGCGCTTTAAACAGGTTACCAGTGTTTCTCCAACCATACTCCTGATACACGTTAGTATTTGCACCAAGATCTTTAAGAAACATTATCTGTCCTTTTGGAACAAGATATCTTTGTTTCTTTTTGGATATCATATATTGTATAAATAAAGAGACGTTACTTTCTATTAATGCCCATGCATTATACCACTCTATTATTAATTCTAATCTTTGATGAGTTTTATTAATATCATCAAATCTTCCACACCATGCAGCTACTATTTTATCTTGTTCTAGATAAGTCTCTGTCTCTGTGCCAGTTACCTTAGTTACTTCAACTGGAGCTTTCATTACATATATGGAACACAGTGAGTCTGAGGTAGTTGTCTTTCCTTCTGATACAGGGTCAATAGATGCATAGTACTGTCCAAAGGTTGGATCTTTAATTGGTCTCTCCCAAACAACAAGAGTTCCTGTTTTATCTTCTAATTTTTTAGAAACAGGAAACTCCATAATTGGAAGTTTACTTGTTTCTTTTACAGCAGGTTTACCATTTTCATCATAAAAGATATCTAAGAATTCATATGCATATTCTTTCTCTTGTATTCTTCTTTGTTGAGCAGCTACAAGATGTGGAGGAAACACAGATAAAGATCTATGTGCAAATGCTTCTTCTATATTCCTAGGGTGCTGAGATATCCTTAACTGATAATCTTCCGGAGATAATTCTTTCTTCCATTTTTCAAACTGTTCATCTAGGGCATTCAAAGCTTCTTCAACTTTTGAATTACCATATTGGTCTATATGGGGAGGCATAGACCATTGTTCAGGAATAAACAAAGCTGAGAGACCTTCTGTACCTTTATTGTCTATTAAGTTAGTCTCAACAGCATACATATCTTTTGAAACAGGATTTAAGATCATATCTTTCAGTGGGTTACACTGTGATAAATCTCCTACTGATCCTGCTGCTATAAACATACCAGTTGTTAATAAACCTGATCTCATTGCAGGTCTCATATACTCATATGTTTGATCCATCTTAGGAGCAATACCTGCTTCCTCATGGAAGAAGAACTTTACCGGTCCACCTACACCATTTGTTGGATCTTTCTCAAATGACATACCTTGCATAGTACCTTTTAGACCAACTTCATTCTTTCTATCTCCTTTTCTAACTTCTATCTTCTGTTGCCACATCATTACCTTGTGTGGAGTCATTGGTCTATACCAAGCCGTGTGTTCATTTAAGAATGAAGCATACTCATCTAAGAATTTCCATGATCCTTTTTCATTTATGTAATCTTTAAGACTTGCTCCAATTTTTAATGTGACACCAGACTCAAACCATATTTGATTTAATAGTTTCGCCATGTGAAAATAAGAAGAAGCTATCTGACGTTTTTTAAGAATAGCTACATGTTTATAGTTGAGTTCAGCCAATAACTCATACAGGGCCATGTGATACTGGGCATCACGTATTTTTGCAAAGTCAAAAATTTGTTGTTCCTTATCAAATATTGGTAAGAAGTTGAGCCACATGTAGTAATCTCTTGTAAGATACCAGGTATTGTCACCTGATTTGTATATAACTCCTCTTCTACATTTAAGTTTTTGATCATCCCAGTAATTGACAAAATCTTTGGATTTAAATGGAGAGTCGCAGTAATATCCATTTTCTCTGAACTTTCTTGATTCAGAATTAAATAATAAGCTAGTTTCATCAAAGTTATATTTACCAGGTTCTCTAAATATATTTTCTATATAAGTTGAAAATTCTTCTCTTGAAGAAAAGTCTGTAATGGTCCAAGTACCATTATCATAAGTTGGTATGTTTTCAAATATTTCCATTATTGATCATATGCCATACCAATACCACCCCTTACTCTACTAGACTGTTCTTCTTGAAGATCTTTATATACTCCTTTAAATGAAGCTCTAATCTGATCAAAGTTTTTGGCTGCAGCTACTAGTGAGTTTATATTACCATCTCTTCCTGCAGTTATTGTTGTAGTCTCCATATATCTAGCTAATCTATCTAACATAGATGCCATACCTTTATAAGCTCTATAGGTAGGTGTCTCATACAATCTTTGGCAGAATACTAATGCCGCATTTATTTCAGGATCCTCTACAGAAAACTCTGCATCAATCTGAGATAGTATTAATTCTTCTTTATCTAAATCTGGTGTATGAAAAAATGGATTCATATCTGGATTAGGACAAGTCATATAAAATATATACTGATATATTTTTATATAAGAATCCGGATAATTATCCATAACATCTTTAAGTGCTTTTAGTGTATAGCAATGTTCTGTAGGAATGACTTTATCATTCTGAATGTCAAATAGTTTGATTATCATTTCTTTTTAATTTTGTCTCTATTATCATGTAAGTAATGCATAATAGCTACTACCTCATCTTTTAAATAAGGTATCTCTATTTGTATAACATCTTTTACTACTGGATCATCATTATCATCATACTTAGTAACTGGATAACCATACCTATCTGAACCATCTGTTTCAAATAATACATGATGAATAAACATTTTTCCAGGTTGTAATTTAGGATTATGTTTTAGTATCATATACATATATATACTTAACTGTAGACAGTAGTGATTAAAATTACAATCATCTAAAGTAGAAACAGGGGAAAGCATTTTTTCAGATACGCCTTCCCAATCTTTATAAGATTCAGTTTTAATCTCTTTATTAGTTTTATAATCAACAATATTTACTCTACCATTTATTACTTCTACAAGATCAGACTGTCCACATATACCTAATGATTTTAAATATACCATGTGTTCTGGATATACACCCGGTTCTAGCTTTTGATCTGGAGCTAGTTTTATGCCTTCTGCTGAATCAAGAGGTTTAAATACAGGTACTGTGCATCCTTCTCTTTCTATTGAAGCTAGAGAGCATAAATCAGATTCTCTTTGGTTATGATAGAATGTTCCTAGAGTTACAGCTCTTTGTGATTCAGCATTCCAGATATTAATTATATCCTTGGGATCTATACCATACCATTTAGATCTTTTACTCTTAGTAACTTTTTTTGCAACTTTATCTGCATCAAAAGGTTTTTTAAAATGAGATACTAATGTTGTTACACTAGTCCATTTTATGTCTGACCCATCATTACTTTTGTAACTGTGATCTTTTGCGTTAAATACTATACTCATAGTTTCTCTAGTTCTTCTTCTTGTTCTTCAGTAATTAAAGCATCCCATTTACCTAAAGGACATTCTGCTGAAAGAGATCTTGTCTTAAAATTTAATGAGCATCCACAATTATTACAACATGGAGCTGTTCCTTTTACTGCACATTTTTTACCCTTTTCTGGGCACTCATTACAGATGTCATATCTAAGTCTAGATATTTCTTCTACTGTTTCATCTCTAATAACTGAGTTCTTAATCCCCTCAAATATTTGAGATCTGTTTTGCCAAATAATGTTAAGTACGTTCTTCATTATATTTAGTTTTTAAAAATTCGGATTTTCTATTAGCTTGTTCATTTATCTTTTCATGAATTTTATTTAATAGTTCTAATTTGTTTTCCATACTTCTTTTAGTATGATAAGCTTTAAATGTTGAAGTATCCAGTTTATAAATTGATTTATCAATTATAGAGATGTGTTTTTCAACTAGAAAAGGTTTTATAACAAACTGACCTAAACCATCAACATTAATTCTTGGATATTTTAATTCTGTAAGTAATGTTCTTGCTTCTTTATAATAAAAATCTACTAAGTCTTCAATTAAACTTTCTTTTAAATTTAAATCTTCAGAAACTATACTATATAGTTTTTTAAACTTCTTTGGATTCATTTCCTAAAAATTTATAATCTAATAGTATAGTTCCCTCAGTTTGTATTTTTAAAGTAGGATTTAATTTAATTAACTTTTTATTTGTTTCATCTTTTAATACAAGATTATTTTTCTCAGCTTTATTTATACAGTTTCTAACTGTTTGTGGAGATTTAAAAATAGGTTCTTCATCAGAAGATGCATCATAACAAAAATCTGTTAACTCTATTGGATGGTTAAAACTTAGTAAAGTCAAGCAATTTAGATCTGAGTCACTAACAGGAATTTTATTAATGTAACAATGTGTAAGTATTTGATACTTAACAATGTCCCACTTTTTCATCCTGACTCTTTTTTGTACTTGGTTTACTATAGCCATGATTAGTTTCTTTTAAGTTTTCTTTTGCTAGGAGTATCAGTTTCTTCTTCTAAATCATTTTCTGTTCCTTCTTCTTGGGACTGATTCATCATCATGGCATACTGATATTGAATGTTGGTTCTTTTAAATCTAGCCTCATCAATTTTAACAAGTAGTTCTTCATATTCAAGTTGTGCTCTTAAATATGGAAGAGAACCTTTATAGAACTCAAACATTTTTTCTTTTTGTTCTTCTAACTGTTCTGCTGTCATTTCTACTTCTGGTTGTTGGTTTAAATTTTCCATGTTACATTAATTTATATTAGTTTCTACAAATATATATAAAATAAGTTTAAATAAAACAAGTTTAAACAAAAAAAATCCAGGTACTTAATATACCTGGATCATCCTACTTAGAGAAGTTTAAATAGACTATCTATTTTTGATTGTTAAATTCAATATAGTTAGTAAGTAAAAGTTTCTAGATATATCTATTTCTACCGAAAATATATCTAATGCAGATATTCTAAATCTAATCATTAGTTTATCCCATTGCTTTGAAGATGATTTCCAAGAGTTTCTAAATTTCATACTATAGGTTTTTTAACATTTCTATTACTTTAGGATCTGGATACATATCACTCTTGTCTTTTCTAACTGAGTTATGTGTGTAGATTCCAGGTACTCCTTTGAATGCTTCTTTATCAATAGCCCAAATTTCTGATCTATAAGTTTTTGGAATATCATATGTTTCACATAAATACTCTACTAATTGTCTTAAAGATTCTATCTGTGCATCTGAATATTTATACCAATATTTGGTACCTTTAAATGGTGTTTCTAATGTTGTAACATTCTCAGGTTTAACTACACTATTTACATAGTTATAGTATTTACCATTGCGGAGTTTTAATGGACCCCAGTTACATACTTCTATACCTACAGAAAGTTTATTAAGGTTCTGATACTTTGCACCATTCTTAGTAAAGTCTTCTGAATCTATTCCCAAGTGCCATGCCCAGTGCTTAGATGAAAAGCATTGTACAATATCTCCATTCTCTCCAATAATAAATGCAGTTGCTATTCTTGTATCATTGCTGTTCCAGAATCTACTTACACCAACTGCGTCACCACTTCCTGCTGTATGGTGAAGATAAATTTGAGACTTTTCTGTAATTTCTGGAAAGTATTGATCACTATCCAATCTCTTCTGTACTATTTTTGTTAGATCCAACTTCATTCTTTTTATTTTTTTTACCCATTACCTTTTCCATTGTACTTAGTCCAAAAGAAGCTAAAGCAAATCCAGCAATTGAATAAACTAAATCTCCGGATGGAACAATGGTTCTTTTACTAAAAGCACTCATCAATAAACATATTACAAGTGCTAATACACATAATGTTCCTAATACTCTTTTAGAAGATATTATACCATTATCATCACTAACCATTATAATTAAAAACTTTTTCATCTAAGAGTTACCAATTGTCTTACAGTATCTGTTAAATCTCCTACATTTTTTGCTAAGTTCTTAAGCTCAATCTGTGTTTGTTCTTGAATTGCTTGATATTTTAAACGGCTCTCTTGTTCTACAAGTTCAATTTTACCTTTTAATTTTCCTTGTTCCTCTACTACTTTTCTTACATCTGTATGTACCATTCTTAAAAAATATCCTATAACTCCTAGTACTGTTGCAATGGCTAGAACCACCAAGCTTGCTGTTGTTGTTGTTATCATAACATAATAATTTTACTTTTTATTAATCTGTATAGTATATATAAGATTAGTATAATCAGAAATATGCCACCAACCCATGCTAGGAAATTAACCCAACCTGGGATGTATTTTATCTTTTGTGGTTTTTGAGTTTTTGTTACAAGTTTGGTTTTGTAAATAGTATTGCCTCTTACAGTTCTGTAGATAGTATCTACTTTGGCAATTACTTTGTATTTGTTATCTCTAACTCTTGATTGTAGTTTAATAATAGTTCCATCCTTTTCAGCAAGCCTAGAAGCATATACATTGCCTAATGAATCACAGAATAGTGTATCTTCTATATATACAGTTTCTCCAGGAATATTAATTGTAGTATCTCTAATTTGTATTACAGTTACTGTGCTATCTTTTTGTGTACAAAGTGGACAGTATTTAGCAAGTTTCTTTTCAAGAGAACATGAAGATAAAAATATAAGTAGTACAACTAAGTATTTCATATACTAATTTTAATACGTTTTGAATACTGTAAACAATTCAGAATAAATAGAATTTCCTGCATTAGTAGTATTCCATTGAGCTGTAATGATAAGTGTACTAGCTATTGTAGTATCAAAAGTGGTATTGTTTATTATGTTAAAATTTACTCCTTCAAAATTAAGTCCTGAATTTTTAGTATATGCAAACAAGCCTCCTGATGCTATAGAAGCTACAGTTGCTGCTCCTAATTGCCTTACAGTAAAATCAACATTTAATTTCCAATGCTTATTTGTAGTAGCACTCATTGCCATTGCCCCTGTATCTGCTAGTAATACTCCTGATGTAGTTTTAACTCTAATTTGTAAAGTAGCTGTACCTACACATGATAAGTGACCTATTAATGAACCACTAAAGCTATCTCCTACTTGAAATCCATTTGCAGGAATAGTAAGAGTTCCTAGACCACCATCCAATAAACTTCTTTCAACTGTAGTAGCTGTTACAGGTGTACTAGAATTAGTCTGAGTAAACAGTCTATTTATAAACCCTGAAGGATTTAAAGAGTATTTATCTATATTTATATTAGTACTCATCTTAAACTATATAAGTAATTAATAATTCAGAACCTGCATTTACAGATGTATCTGCAGTAAAAGATCCAGCAACAAGATAGTTGTTTAATGAACCTGCATCAAAATTAATAGTTTGTCCAGGACTTAAAGGTGTACCATTTATAAATGCATCTGCAGTACCTACACTAGCAAAAGAAACACTATAACATTGTGGAATAATTGTTGTTGTTGCTATATCTCTAAGATAGAATGGTGTTCTTGCATTTGGATTTGTATTTGCTAAAATACCTGGTAAAAGACTAGTGTATCCCTCTATACTTATTAATACTTGAATTACTTTTCCTATTATATCAAAAGTAGATTGTAACCCTGTTAATACTTTTAATTGCCAAGGAAAATTATTTCCCTTGTTTCCGTAATCTTTTAAATTTCCTATTGACATGATGAGTAATGGTTAGTATAAATGTTATTGCCAGAACTATAGTAGCTCCGGCAATAACATTTTAATTTATTAATTAATAATCATAAAGTGTATTCTTACTACATTGTTTAATGCAGCACCACCAGCATTTGCTATTGTAAGACTAAAAAATCCTGCTCCTATAGTACCAGTACTAACTACAGGAAAACTAGCAGCTGCTCCTGCATATTGTGCTGAAACAAGAATTCTTGAGTTAGCAGTAACATTAGCATTAGTAACATTGAATGCTGTTTTAGCATTTGCAGCTAATGTAGAAGATACTGTGGTAATAACTCCATTAAATGTATTAAGAGTTACTGCAGTAGTGATAGATGTTACCTGTGTTACAGTACCATTATCATACAATGATTGTAGAGGAGCTGCATTTACCGCAAGTGGTAACCAGTTATCATCTCTACTAGGATCTTTAGCACCAACTGCTAATAAGTTTTGTACATCTGTTGGAAGAGTTTCTCTATAGTTACCAGCTTTAATCCAAGAAATAAAATTTAAAATATCCATGATTTGTTTTTTTTATTATTATTAATTATTATTTATTTATTTTTATTAATTATGGGTAAACTCTTATTTCCACAAAAGTTTTATTTAAAATACCATCTGTACTTACACCAAGCAGCCTTGTATTAATTTGGCAAAACAAAGTGCTTCCATATGCACAAGCAACCGTTTCACCATTATTAACAATTACACTATTTGCAAATATTGCAGTTTTATTTAAAGTAAAATCACCATTGGAAGTTATACTGTAATTACCTACAGTAAGATAATTAAATCCAATAAAACCAATTGTATTCTCTAATACAATTGCAGTTGGTGCATTAGTACCTGTTTGTGATAATAATGCTGAATAAACCTTATAAGGTCTAATATTATTTGTTCCAGTAACTATTAAATCATCATTGATTGTTACAGGTCCTGCTGCTTGTGATTGAATAGTATCTACGTTAATTTGACTCATGGTATTATTGTTAGGGTTGTTCCTAATGGAATGGTTAATGTTTTCCCTACACACATTGATAAGGGTGATTTATATGTTAAGTTTGAGTTGGCTGGTAATGTAATATCTTCATTGATGCATCCTACTACTGTAAATCCATTTGCCCAAATAGAAGATGTAATAGCTGGTTGAGGAGGAATTGGTATTTGAGTAATGAAATCTTCTACAGTCATAGAAACTGAAACATAGTCATCATCTCTTCTACTAGTTTTTACACCAAGAGGAATAAGAGTTTTTTTTATATCTACAGAAGATACAAGCTTACTACTTTTAATCCAGCTTATGAAATTTAAAATATCCATGTGTTAATAATTACATACACTATATCTATAATATAATAAAAATTATCCAGATAACAAACTATTGAGAAACTAATTCTTTATATACATCCATTGTATCATCTACTAGAAT